GCAGCTTGTCACCCAGTGCCACCAGCTCGGTGGCCACCGCCAGCGCCGACGAGTACCCCGGAGTCACCAACAACCGTGGCTGGGCGTTGAATTGGCTTTTACCGTTGAGCAATGCCTGCATGCCGGTACGGCTGCCGTCGGCCCAGACGCCGCCGATGATTGCGGACAGTTGCTCGGCTGGGTCCTCCAGCAGCGGTACACCGACGGCGACAATCACCGCCTTGGCCCGTTTGAAAATGGCCTTGCAGTCCTGGGTGATCGCCGCGTCCGGACCCCAGGCCGCCACTGCTTCGCTTTCGCGGGTGATCAGCAGCAGTTCGTTGGCTGCGGCAGTGGCCGGCGGGCCCACGGTGAAGGTGTTGCACAAACCGATAATCGAGGCGGACGGAGTGGCGATTTTCCGTGCCCCGCTTTCCACCAGGGTCACGGTGACGCCGTGAAAGAAACTCATAAAGTGATCTCCAGAAACGAAAAGACCTCGCAGAGGCGAGGTCGTGGGGATGTGCGCTGAAGTGCTACCGGAAAATGAAAACGCCCCATCAGTGTGGGGCGTTTAGGGAAGCTGCTCCGCCAGCCACAATGGCGGCGGCGGGCGGTGATCGATCAGAGGGAACTCGGCCGTCTGTGGCCAGTTGCGCAGCGCCTGACGGTATTGCTGCAATTCACTGTACTGCTCAGGCGTTAACGTATTCGGGGCGCTACCTTCCTGCTCGTCGCGGTGACGCGAAACAACGCCGTCAGTCGCGGTAAGCTGCTCATCACGCCATGCACGCTCTACCCTGGCGATAGCTTCAGGAGAGCGCGGCGGCGGGGCAACCAACACCGGATAGCCGTCTGAATTAGGCACAATGAATTGGGTTGCTTGCTCATCTAACAAAAACTGATATTCATCCATTGGAATGGACAGGGCATCGAGCGGAATATCGGTAGAACCATCATAAAATCCGCCAGTCGTTGCCGAGTAAAACCTTTCCATATCTCAATACCCCATCGCTATGTATCTGACTGTCTGCGCCCCAATGGGGTCTGGCGTTTCTGCGGTAAACCGCTCTTTAGAAAGGTTGCGAGTAATCACTGACAGATTTGCCTTATGGCCAAAATGCGTGGCAACCACAACTGCGCAGGCATTGGGGAAAACAAGCGGGAACGTGATGTAAGTATCAACCCCGGCACTTGTCCCATCATTGAGGTCATCCGGCATCGCAAGCCCTGCCCCCCACTGAATCACCAAACCACTCGACAACTTCTGATAACCGGAGGGGGCAAGCAATGCGGCAAAGTCACTTCCATGTTTTAAAGATGCCGAACCATCCAAATAATAGTTGGCCCCTTGTGCGGTCACCATCAGCGAGGCGCCGGGGTTAACGATAACGTTCGGGATGCTTATGGTGGCAATGACCGACATACTGCCGCCAGCAGGCGGCACTACGGTTAACGGTGCGCCACCGACATTTCGGATATAAATTGTTGATCCAGTCCGCACATCACCACCAATGGGCGGAAGAGTTAGCGTGATCGGATTTCCGGTGTTTGACAGAACAATGCGACCAAAATCCGTTACCGCCATGTTTGCGTTATCGTTATAAATCGTCATGGCGCCGATATTACCTAGCGCCCGCTGCACAAACTCAGTGCTCGCCAGCAACTGCGTGTTATTGAAATGCTCCGGCGTGTTCGCCGTGGGATCGATCAATGCCGGCGCGTTGATCGGCGCAAAGCCTTGGGTGACATTTTGAAACGTCAGGGCCGTGGCACCCACGACAATCACCCCATCGGTGACCAGTTGCCAGCGGGTGTTGGCCAAGGTCCCGCCCTGCTCCACCGACGTCAGCAGTGCCGATGTCACCTCGGTATCAGTGTCGGCATCCGGCGCCCGCAACCAGACCGCTGCACCCGCTAGGTAAATGCCATTGTCCTCGGCCACCGTCTGGTTCTTTACCAGCACCCGCGCACCTGCGGGCACCGCCACGCCATCAATTGTCTGAAGGCCGGCCAACGAGATGTCCGTCAGGGTCGCCACCAATACCGACTGTTTTTGATCCAACTGGGCTAACGCTTCGCTGATCGCGGTGTCGACGTACTCACGGGTCGCCAGCACCACCGCTGGATCGATCTTCAGCACGATGTTCGCCGAGCTGCTGACGATGAAATTCATCCGCACCACTTGGGTCTTGCCGGTGCCTTGGGCCAACAGCGGCTTGTAGCTCGGCGCGCAGTTGGCCACTGCCACCAGGTCACCGTCGACATCGTACAGACCGATCTCACGAATCCATTCCCCACCCACTTCGGGCGGAATGATCTGCTCGGTGATCACCACATTGGGATTGGCGGCATCGACGCGGATCTGATTGATCGGGGCACGGCGCCATTCGCGTATCAACTGGGTTTGCAGGCGATCGGGAATCGGGTCGGTGCCGTTGGCATCACCCAGACCCATCTCGGTAAACATCCAGTCCAGGCCCATGGCGATGGCATTGGCATGTTTGGCTTCGCCGACTGCGGTGAGAATGGCGAAAAACTGACTGTTCTTATCAATCATAGGGATAAACGTCCAAAGTATCGGTTTCATCAACGCAGAGTGCCGGACCAAACGTGCCGGTCACGTCGATGTCTTGCGGGGCTGGCGGGTACACGTCGATCTCTTCACCCTCTTCCACGCACACGGCAATGCCCAGCACCCCTTCGGTTTGCAGACTGAGCGCCAGGTTGGTCATGTGCCGGCTGACCGGGCGGGCGTCGTCGATCAACCACACCAGTTCCTCGTACAATTCCTCGGTGATGCCCGAGTCATTCAGCCCGACCTCGAGGGCGAAGGTGCCGGGCACGCCTTCCGGCACGGTGTTGAACCACTCGACGACATCGATCAGGTAGCCCAAGGGCTCGACCACCCGCCGCAGCGACCCGATGGTGCCTTTGCGCGCATGCACGTCGTACGCCGAACGAATCGCCGTGCGCTTGGCCTCCTGGGTCCAGTTGTTGTTCCAGCGGTCCACCGACCAGGCCGAGGCCAGGTACGGCAACAAGTGTTCGGGGCAGGTGTCGGCGTTGTACAAACTGCGCAGCGGAATCAGCGTGTTTTCGTAGTTGGCTGCTTCCACGGCCAGTTCCAGCGGCGTGCTGTTGAGCGGTAACTGACGGCTCATGTCAGGCCCCCAGCGTCACGCTGTAACCGGTGCAATACGCCGCCTCGGCCTTGCTCGGTTTGATGTCGGTCCAGCCCAGCAGCTCAACCCGGGCGATGCCGGGAATGTGCAGTTGCGCATCGACGCCCGAACGCGCCACTTCCAGTCCCAGACGCCGACGCGGGTTGATCCACTCACTCAGGCGTTTCTGGCTTTCGGCCAGGTAGGCTTCGTTCTCCGGACCGGGGGCCTGCGGGTACAGCACCGCTTCAATGTGGTAGTCGATGACCACGGCGCTCTGCACCGTGAGGCGGTCGGCCACCGGCCGCACGTCCTCGTCATTCAGATGCAGGCGGACCTCCTCCAGCAGCTCGGGCGAAGCCGCGCCGCTGCCTTCCAGACTGAGCACAGTGCACACCACCACGGCCGGTGACGGACTCTCTGCCGTGGCATCGGCCACCAAACCCGAGGCGTTGCGCGCATGCAGGATGTAGCTGTTACGCGGCCCCGCCGTGGTCAGTCCCTCATACGACATCTGCACCCGCTCGCGCAGGGCGTCGTCTTCCTCGAGCACCTGCGGTGTTGGCGGTACCGTGCTCGGATCTCCAGCCTGAATCACCAGACGTTGCAGGTTGACGTTCGCGGCCAGGTGATCGAGGTCGGCACGCACAGAATGGGCTAACAGCAAGGCCTTGCCCGCATCATTGACCCGGGCCCGGTTCTGCACGGCACCGTACGCGGCCTGCTCGATAAGTTTGAGCACCGGGTCACTTTCCAGCTCCGCGCTCCAGTTGTCGCCCATGCTCAGGCGAAAGGCCTCGAGCCTTTCCTGATAGACCGTTTCAAAGTCGAGGTCTTCCAGCACTTGCGGTGGCGGCAATGCCGCCAGTTCCATGGTCATGCGGACACCTCCAAAGTCACGTCGCTGCCCAGGTACTGCCCGGTCAGCTCAAAGGTGATACGCCCGTCGAGGATCGCCACGGCGCGCACCCTCCCCAGTTTCAGACGGGGTTCCCATCGCCCGAGGGTGCTGGCCACTTCCGCCTGCACCGCACTCTTCCAGCCGTCATTCACCGGCAGATCGACAAAGCGCCGCAGCTTGCTGCCGTACTCCGGGCGCATGCGCCGGCTGCCCAAGGGCGTCGACAGGATGTCCTCGATGGACTGACGCAGGTGATCGAGGCCGGAAATAAGCTGCCCGGTGCGGCGGTCCAGTCCGATCATCCCGATCATTGGATCAACCCTCGACCGCGACAAAATCCTTACGACCGCGCAAATACTCGAGCGCGACCGTGTCATCCGACGCCACCGCGACCTGCCCTTTTTCCACTTTCAAGGTGCGCCCCGCCTCCAGCAGAACCAGCACCCGCGAGGTAAACAGCGTGTCGCGAAAAAGGCTCAGCGTGGTCGGCGCGGGTGCCTCACTGGCCGCTGATACGCCCTTAGTTTTACTCGTCATGCTTTTTCTCCAGACATGAAAAAGCCCGCACGCGGCGGGCTGTATTGATAGAGGTGAATCTCAACAAGAGGCAGAGCGAATGGCTTCAACCAGCTCGGTCGCCAACTCGGTCGAATTGCCAGAACCGGACAGATAAACGTTCACGACCGACGCCACAGGCTTCACTCGTCGCTCATAGTCGCCACTGCTCAACACCCTGCCCAACGCGCGAGCAATAACCTTCGGTGACGTGGGACCAGCCAGAATTTTCTCCCAGGCCGTCTGCATTCGTGCGGCATCGTACTTCCGGTCAATTTGACCCTCGATCAGCTGAACGATCCCGCACTCTGACAATTCTCCAACAGCTTCGCTCTTCTCGGTCATGACTTTTCTCAATGTTGATGGTTTGGGGTATTGCCGCCAGCATCAATAATCATCCCCCCACTATTAATATCGCCGGACACGTTGAGTGGGCCGTCGATACTCACCTCACCCGCCAGCGCAATTTTGATCGCGGCCACGCGGACCTGATCCGGTGTCACCTCGAACAGCGACCCGCCGACCGTGATGGTCGCGCTGCTGCCGTCGGGTAACGCGATGCTGTAGCTGCCGGCTTCCCAGTCGTAAACCAGCGAGCCGCCATCGTCGAAGTACCAGGCCTCGACGTGGTCGCGGTTGTCCGGTGGCGCCCCGGCGTTGCCATACAACCCCGGGATAAAGGTGCCCAAGGCCGGGTTGCCACTGGGGCTAAACAGCACGCCTTGTTCATTCAGGCTGGGGACGCGCCAATGACGGGCCTTGCCGGCCGCCAGGCTGTGCCAACGCACCCAGGCACTGGTCCACTTACCGGATTTAACCCGCACCCGCGCGGCCGGCAGGTCCACACCCACCACCAGGCAGGGCATCAACATCGCCGCAATCATCCGGTCGTGTTCAGCGCTGGCGTATCCCATGCCAGATCCTCCGGTTGAAAGTAGTGATCCTCGTTGCCGGTACCGGTACTGCCGTCGACATTCAAGTACAGCGTGCCGGGCGGTTCGTTGGGCCATAGCCACTCGACTTCGCCGAGGTAGATCTGCTGGGTCCACTCCACCGTCCACACGGTGTAGCCATCCAACTCCGGCTTGGTCCAGTCCTGACGCGAAGCCACGAACTGCGCCTGTTCGACGTTATCCAATCCCCAGGTCTGCGCCCTGAGCAGGATCGCGATCTGTGTAGCCAGCTGCGCGCCCAGTTGCTGATGCCGCGCCAGTTCGGGCCCGACGATGGCCCGCGCTTCAAAACGCAGCACCAGCACCGTTTCGCCGGTGCCAATGTCTGTCCCGGGTTCAAATTCAACCGGTTCCAGAAACACGGCGGGCAGCGGCAGTCCGACCCTGCCATCAATTTCTGGACAGGTCGCCACAAAATTCAGCTGCGGCAACGCCTGTCGAATGTGCTCTTCGATCGCCGCGTACAGGACATCGAGCGTCAGTGATTGATCAGACACGAGTCGTTCCTTTCAGGTATTTGTGCAGTTCAAAGTTCAGCTCCTGCTTGAGCACGACCAGCAGACGCTCGTCGGCTTTTTGCGCCCAGGCATTGAACGGCCCTTCGACGTCTTCGAGCGAGACCTTGGCCTTGGCCAGTGGAAAGCGATCATCGTTTTCCGCGATCCAGCCCGAACTCGTGCCTCCAGCCGCGGACGCGCCGCCGGGATAGTCATCCGGATTGAAATGTTTGCTGGCTGTACGGATCCAGATGTCCGCCTTGTTGCCATACACTTTTTTGTAGAAGGCGCCTTGATACCGCCGCCCCGCCACCGAGACACCGGCCTTGCCCTGCCTGGGCTTCCCTACCCGGCTGGCGTCCATCGCGTTGACACCGAACCAGAGCTTTCCTGAGTCGGCATTACCTTTGATGGGGTAACTGCGCAGACGCTGACGCACCGCCCGCAATGCGATGCGCTCCTGCCGGCTGGCATCCCTGGCAATATGCGTGGCCAGCCAGCCCAAGGTCTTGTTGATCGCTCGGCGCTGAGCGGCGGCAACCGCCTTGGGCACCACTCTGGCCAAGTCGTTAAACGCCTGCATGTCCTTGGCCGAGAGCTGCAAGGTGATTGGCACGGCGCTCATGGATTTAACCTCAGGATCAACGCCACCATGCCATCACCACCCGGTTCAATGCCGATCAAGGTGTATTCGCCCCCGCCATCCAAGGCGGGTAGCTCGATCTGCACCGTTTGCGCTTTTTCAACGCCTGCCGCATCAGCCACACGGACCTCAAAGCAAGGTTCACGCAGCCCCGTTTTCGTTCGCCCAATTTTTGGCTGTAACCAGGGCGCCGAGAACATGCCCAGCACCCGCCGACCTTCGATGTAGCCGACGTCGGCCAAAGTGTCGAACACCACGCTGTCGATCTGCGCGACCAGGTCTCGAAAGGCCATGCTCAGAGCGTCAGCAGGATCTGCGCCCTTGGCCGCGTGCACAGGTGCAACGGGTTGGATTGGGCTTCACCGGCCATGCCCTTGTTGAACGGCAGGGGCTCCAGCTTGCTGTAATACGGCAGGCCTTGGGTGTTGGCCGTTTCCATGTAGTCCGCCGGAGCAAAGCAGGAGATGTACAACTCCGGTACGCCTTCCGGAATCAACAGCGCTTGATCGTCATGGATGAATGCCACCCCAGCGATGCGTCCGCGGTAACGCTCCCAAACAATGCCACCCAGTTCGAAACTTTCCCGTGCATCCCCCCGCAGCTCTGCAGCCTGCTGCGTGTTTTTGTAGGTCTCTTCAACCGATTTGTGCGTCACCAGCTTGTTCCAGAAATTCTTGCCGCAGAACGCCCGTGACCCCGAACTGGTGACATTGCCCAGTTCATCTTCCTGCATGTCCAGCGCTTCGGCGCACTTGACCCGGATCTTCGTCGCCGAATCGTCCAGTCCCATGGACAAGACTTGTTGCTCCACACCGAACGTCTGATAGATGTTCAGCAGGACCGTCGAGCCATCCGCATCGAGGATCAGGCCGTTCAGTGCGCCCATGCGTTGAAACTCATGGGTGGCATCGAGCTGACGCTTGGCTTTGCTCAGGCGCGTATTGACCACGCCCTGTACGGCCTGCAATTCGGTCGTCGTACCAAAGGCGCGAATGCCCTGGATCTCGTCAGCCTTGATGGTGAAACGCTGCGGCAGGTGCACGGTGTTAAACGGAATCATCTGACGCTTGCTGCCACCCACGACCAGACCCGAGGTACCACGCTCACCCGCCGGCACCAGGGCCAGGGTGTTGCCGTCCTTTTCGATTTGTACGGTCAGGGTGCTGATGCCTTCCTCGCGAAACAGGCCCAGGCTGCTGATGCGACCCGGCAAGTATTCCTGCTCATTGATTGCCGCGGTGAGCGAAGACACGGAAAAAACATCGTCGGTAAAAATGCCAATGTCGGCCATGAAGTGACTCTCCAGAAAAACAAAACCCCGCACAGGGCGGGGTTGGAAAAAGGGGGACTGACTTAACGAACAATCACGAATTGAGCCGCCAGAGCGATCTCGGCCTCAGCGTCGAGACCGGTCAAATGCACCTCGCTGACCTCGGCCAGCCGTACCACCGCACTGGCTCGACGCTCTTCGGTGGATTCACCCAGTGGCCCGTAGAGGATGCACGTCGCCACTTCCGTACCATCGATGGCGACGGGATCGTAGGGCGCAAACTCATTGGTCGCGGTGACCAGCCCCAGCACCTGGCCGGCATTCAAGGCAGCACCCGCGGCCACCAGAATGGATTCACGAGAGATCTTCCCGGCCCCTTCGGAGAGCAGAAACTCGCCAGCGTGCAGCGTTTCGTACTTTACGGTCATGCTCGTGCTCCTTTTGCAGATTTGGATGACCCACCGTGGGCCGACTGACGGGCCGCCCAGATCGACGGTGCATCCGGTTGTTTCGCCTGCACCTTCGGTGCGGGGTCATGATTGAGGGGCAAGCTGTTGTCGATTTCAAAGCCGTTGCCGCTGCTGACAATCTTGTCGAACAGCCGCGCACGCACGGCGGGTTCTTCCAGCCCCGCCGCGACAAATTCGGCGCTGAACTCAGGCAACCGTGCCGCGACGCATAGGTCATGCACCGCCTTGGCCCGGGTCAGACCCGCCAAGACGATCTCTTCGCTTTCAAGCTTGGTCGAGCTGAGCAGCGGCGCGACCAGGTTGCTGATCCTCGACTCGGCACAACGCTGAGTGATCAACAACGCCAACTTGGCCGAGTCGACCACGGGAGCAGGAGCAGGAGCAGGAGCAGGAGCAGGTGGATCGTGTGGCTCCGGCTCCGGAGTCGGCTCGGGCGCCTCATCGAGTTGGGCCAGCAATTCAGCAGGAGTGTGCTGGTAACGCTGGAGCACCGCGCCCTGTCCGAGGCAGGCCTTGACCGTGACGCCCTCGCCGACCTCATCGGCCAAGCCCAGGGCCACGGCTTCATTGGCTGTGAGCCAGGTTTCTTCGTCGACCATGCGCCGCAGCTCGGCTTCATCAATGTTCGGCGCCTTGGACTTGTAGGCCGCGATAATCGCTTCCAGTGTCTGGTCCAGGGCGTCGGCCACCTTGCGCAAGTCGTCCGCGTCACCCGAGGTATAGGTCCAGGGGTTGTGGATCATGTACATGGCATTGGCCGCAATCACGACCTTATGTGCACCACACACCGCCACGCTGGCCGCACTGGCGGCCAAGGCATCGATACGCCCGGTGCAACGCTCGCCCAAACGCGACAACGCGTTGTGAATGGCCAACCCGTCAAACAGGTCACCACCGATGCTGTTGAACGCGACGATCACCGGAGAGACGCCGTCATCCACGGCGCGCAGGTCTTGCACGAACTGGTTGGCCGTGACACCCCAGTAACCGATCTCGCCATACACGAACACTTCGATGGTGCGCTGTTCGGCTTCACCACTGGCGTGCACGGCGTACCAGCTTTTGTCCTGTACCGGCACCCGCTGGCCAGCCTTGTTGTAAATGCGCGGACGCGTGTGTTTGCTCATGTTTGATCCTTGTCGTCGAGCGCCTGAAGCAAATCGACGAGCGTGCTGTAGTTGAGGCCCTTGCCGCGAGCCCGTTCGGCATCGGCGGCGTTTTCTTCGTCCACCGTTTCCGCGTCATACCCGGTGCGCAGGACCATCTCGCTGCGCGAGGCGAAGCCTGCGTTGACTTCCATCGTGCGTGACTGAACATCCTGAACCGGATGGATGTAGGCCCAGCCTTGCGGTACCCAGCGCGTACGCAGGTATTCACGGCGGCGCTGGGCGTAGTCCGGCAACAACACGGCGCCACTGAGCACCGCCATGTCCATCCAGGCCGCTCGCACCGGGCGACACAGCTGGTGCACATACACCCCAAATTGCAGTTGCTCCAGACGACGCCGAAACTCGGTAAGCACCACCCGTAGCGCCCGGTCATTCACATCACGCATGTCGCCGGTGAGAATCTCGTACGGCATCCCCGCACCGGCGGCCGCGGCCATCAATTGCTGACGCATGAAATCCGAATAGTTGTTGCCCGCGTCCGGCGGCGTGGAAAACTCGACCTCCTCGCCCGGCAACAACTCCTGCATGGTCCCGGGCTCCAGCGCAACCATGGGCGTGAAGCCGTCCGAGGCCAGGTTCAACGGTGCGCCGGTGACGGGATCGATCGGGGTTTGAATGTCATCGGGCGATGGCTTTTTGATGAAGCCGGCGAACAGGTTGGCCACTTCCTGGCGGAACAACACCGCATCGTCGTAGTTGTCCAGGCTGCGCAGGCGCTTGAGCACCGGCGACAAACGCGGCAAGCCACGCAACTGACCCGGCTCGACCGGTTCAAAAATGTGCAGCACCTGGCTGGCCGGCACGCGCACCAGTTGGTTGTAACCACTGTTCAATGACGAGGAGTCGCCCGGGTGGGAACGGTACATCCAGTACGCGACCCGACGACTGTCCGGACTGAACTCGATCCCGGCACGGATCACATTGCCGTTGCGTGCTGCCTCGAACTTGTCGTGCGGCACAAATTCCGGGGCCAGCACCTGAAGTTGCAACGGCACCACCAGCCCCTCATCGAGACTGCGTGGACGCAAACGGACGAAACATTCGCCAGCCGTTTCCACCGTCCGGGCGATCAGTGCCTGCTGCCCATAGAAGTCGGTCAGATCATCGGCGTCGGACTCTTCGGCCCAATCGGCCCAGAGCTCCTGCAGCAGGTGCCGGAGTTCATCGTCCTGGGTTTTCGGCCGTGGCGTGATGCCGGTGCCGATCAGGTTGCTGACCCGTTTGTCGATGACGTTGAAGGCGTACGGGTCGTTGCGCACCGCCGCCCGGGAACGTGAGCGCAGGTTGCGCAATGCCGGAATGGCAATGCTGTTGAACCCGGCGTCGGGTGCATCCCAACTGGCGGAGCGACGCCCTTCGGCGGCCCCTTCGTAACTGGCCTTGATGTTCGACGGGAGCAGGAAACCGCTGCGACCCAAGGTGGGGAACTGACGAGCCATTAGAGTCCCTTGCCTCCATGATAAAGCCGCACGACACGCGACCGAGGCCCCGCCGCCGCGATCAGCGAGCTGCGAATTTCGTCGCGCGCCCTGAGCAGTTCGTCGATGTCACGGTACTCAACGTTTCGATCCGCGTAGCGCACGATTTTCTCGCCGCGCGCGATTGCCGTCTCGACCGCATCGAGTTGCTGTTGGGTAAAGGCCATAAGGGATCGCTCTAAAAGAGAAAAACTGCGTGCTTCCACTCAGCGCCGCTTGAGGTAGCCGCTGCTGGAGCTTCGACGTTGTGGGGGGCGTGCTACGGGCAGCGGTGCCACGGCCGGCTTGGCCGGTTGCGGTACGGAATCAGCAGGTGGCTGCCGGGGTGTTACCGGAGCGCTAACACGTTCGACCGTGACGGGTTTCTCGCCCGGTGGCGCCGCTTGAAACAGCGCATTTCTCACCCGCTCCCAGTCGTGTTCCTTGTAGCGGTTCAGCCCCAGGTAATGCGCCATCGCCAGGCTGTACACCATCAGATCGAGCGCCTCGTTGCGCTCCGCCTTGCCCTTGACCCATTCGATTTTTTTGTAGCCTTTGACGTAGCGGGTCACCTTGCGCTCCGCGACACACTGGGCAAAAAAATCGTCAGGCAGGTCGTTGGCAAAATGCAGCGCTCCGGGACCGTCTTCCACCGGATAGCGGTTGTAAATCCAGTCCTTGGCGGTGTCGGTGCCGACGAACCACAGCTCCACGCCCTTGCGCTCGGTCTGGCCTTTCCAGGTGACGTCCATCATCGACGGTCGCTGGGCAATCACCGGGCGACCCGGCCTGCTCGCGCCCTTGATCGCGAAGATGTTGCGCCAACGCCGCAACCGGCAGAACCGATACACCTCGTCGGTGTGATTACCGCCGGAGTCGATGCCGGCCGCCCGGATCGTCAGCTCCACACCGCACGGATGTGGGTAACGCACCTTGAGTTTGTCATCGAGCGCCGACCAAGTGCGTTCGTCGGAGGGATCGCCCCAGATCACCTGGTAGTCGATGATCCAGCGCTCCATACCGACGCCCCAACCGATCACCATGAACTCCAGCCGGTTGGCCTGAACATCGACCGAGCCCGTGAGCATCAGCACGGCAAACGGCATCGAACCCAGGCCATAGGTTTCCAGGCGTGCCCGCGCCATCAGCACATCGGCTTTGGTTTGCTCTTGAGCACTGTCCCAGACCTTGGCCAGTCGGGTGTTATAGAACACCTGCATGGGTTCCAGATCACCGCGGGACATGGCTTTTTTGGCCTTCTCGAACTGCTTGGCCAGTGACGCCCAGCCGGTCCAGCCCGGCGGCGAGTACAACGCATTGAGGTTGAAGCCGACGGTTTCGCCATCGCCCTGAGCATGCGCGCGCCACTCGCCCTTGGCCAACATCTCGCCCTTGTGATGCTCTTCGATCAGCACGTCACACTCAGGCCCGGCGCACTCGTAGTGCGCCAGCTGACAATCCGCCGAGTAATGCAGGCGCTCCCATTCGAGGACCTGCATGTGCCCACAGGTCGGACATGGCACGTAGTAAAAACGCTGGTCGCTGGTTTCGAACAGATCGGCAATGCGCGAGGCGCCCCGGATCGTCGGCGAACTGGAAAAGTAGAACTTGGCGTTACGGCCAAAGGTACTGCCCCGGGTTTCAGCCAGTTCAATGGGGTCGCCCTCCTCGCCAACGTCCACCACCCAGCGATCCACTTCATCACCATAGATGTAGCGAGCCGACAGCTCGGACAGGTTGGCCGCTGAGCCGGCGGTGGTGATGTACAACGAACCACCTTCGAACTCCTTGGTGTCCATGGTGTTGCGCGCATCGCGTGCACGGTTCGCCGCCACCCGCTCGCGCAACACCGGGGTGGCTTTGATGGTCTTGCCGATGCGCGACGAGACCCGCTTGGCCAACCCCAGGCTGGGCAACAGCGTGAGAATGTTCGACGGCGCCATGTGGATCAGGCCGCCGATCCAGTTCAAGGCAATCTGGGTTTTCATCAACTGCGAGGCGACCATGGTCACCACGCGCTTGCACGGATGTGCCGGTGACAGGCAACGCATGGGCTCGCGGGCATACGGGGTGCGCGCGGTGCGGTACTGCCCGGGCTCGGCGGCGCCCGCATCACGCGGGATACGCATGTACTCGTCAGCCCACAGGTCAATCCAGACATCCGGCTCTGGCTGCAACCCACGGAAATACGCCTCACGGTACACCTGTGCACCGTCGGGCATTTCCGCTGACATGGGTTAACTCGCTGCAGTCAAAGAATGAATAAGGTCCGCCGAAGACATGCGCTCAGCATCCTCCAACACACGGCGCAGTGCGGCGGTGAGGTGCTTCTCGATTTGCCAGTGATCGCTCATGGCGGCCAGCTCGGGCGCCAACTGTGGCGGCATGCCCAGCAACAGGTCGCGCAACATCCGCCCCGTGGTGTAAGCGGCCGTTTTCACCGCCTCCAACTCGACATGAGTGCCTCGATCCTTGTGAAACTCGCTTTCGCTCATGCGCGACTCAAAGAACTCACGGTACGCACGAGATTCTTGGAAGTCCGGAATGCCTTCGACAGGCAATGGTGCCTGACGCGAAACAGAGGATGGTGGTTCATGCTCAATGGGCGAGGCTGAGTTGTGCCCTTCCGGTCTGCGTTCGCGCTCATGCCGCGCCGCCATATTGGCTTTGCTCGGGTCCGAGGTGCTGAACAGGAGTCGATCCGTTGCCTCGACATCCACCATGCCGTCCGCCGTGAGCACCAGTCGACCCGTCTTGGCCAGCTTCGACACATAGGGTTTCGACCAGCCTTGGCGTGTGGCGAACTCCGCTTTGGTTAATACTTTCATGTCCATGCCTTGCGGTTAACCCGGTCGAGCCAAGAGTTAACCGGTTGAGTTTTTCTGAAAAACGTTCGAGTTTTCATCCAAAGTGCTCGAGTTTTCATGAAAAACAGCTGAGTTTTCTCGAAAAAGGCTCGAGTTTTCAGCGCGACGACTGAGTTAACTCCTTGCAAAATCCCCCCTTAAAAACGGCTACAGGCCACGGCATGCGTGGCTTTCAGCCCGGTTAACCCGCCGAGCCAACCAGTTAACCGAGTAATTTAGTCGGTTAACTCCTTGGTTAACCGGGCTACAAGCCACGCACTACGGGGCTTTCAGCGGTTTTTTCGGCCAACCGAGTTAACCAGGTTAACTCACTAGTAAATCGGCTATAGGTCACGGCCCGTCTGGCTCTCAGCCCGGTTAACCAGCCAACTCCTTAGTTAACTTCTAGAATAGCCCCTTGGTTAACCGGGCTACAGGCCACGTACTACGGGGCCTGTAGCGGTTTCTACGGCAAACACTGGTTAACCAGGTTAACTCATCGGTTAACCGGGCTGTAGACCACGTCCTGCGCGGCTTGCAGCGATTTTTCCGATGAAATCGAGTTAACCAGTTAACCAATGTTTGAAAACTCCCGCTAACAAACTCTCGCGAGTCTTATGCCCCGTGTTCCTTGGAAGTTGCCAGGGTCCCCGCTGGTTTGGGAAACATCGGCAATCCACACAAGCGGATGTCCCGTGGCGGCTGAAGACCGTGCACGATGGCTGCGGCATACACCGCGGCCGTTGCTGTTGGGACTGGTGGATAGGCTTCCTGCATCTGCCCTTGATCAACGCGTTTAAAACGGACGCAGTCGTCATAGACCACCACTTCCCACGATGAGATCGCTTGTTTGTGGCTCATGCTGGTATCGCTGCAATCTGGCGGACAATCTCGTCATGAATCATCTTGGCTGACCAGGTATGTGCGACGAGGTCGGTGCCAGCCTGCAGTAGCGCGGCATCGCCTTCCACAGGAATGGCTGGTTGGTCACTCAAGTCGTTGTAGCTACCCGAGAAGTCCGAAGTCCCGCTGCCTGTAGCAGCACGAGCAGCGGCAGCGTCGACACTTACCAGCACCGCCTTACCGACAACCGAGGCATCCGTAATGTTGTCCGAGGTGATGTCGCCTGGCGCACCACCGACATTGCTCGATCCCTTCACCACAGCCTGGAGCACTTGAAAGCCTTCAGTGATGGACACAGGACTGCCGTAAGGCTGCCAACCATCGGCAATGGCCTGTGTCAGCTTGGCCGTGAGCTCCTTTGGAGTGTTGGCGACGACTGTTTCGTATTGGGTGTAGGCCATTCTCTAATCCTCACGATTGAATGATTGAGCAGTGAGCGGCTGACATGCAGGCGACTCTCCACAATGGATGTGGCCCGTTGCGGCATAGGCCACCAGGAGCACCAGAGGCAACACCCAGGGGCAGCGTTTCATGGTGCCGAATCCGATTTAGGAAACTGAAAATCAGCGAACCGGTCAGCCAGAGCGGCAATCTTCTTCACGCCAAGGAAGCCGATGAACACACCCGCCGCCGTGGCGAAGTTCTGGGGTAAGCCGAAGTACTCGAGCAACGGGATCAAACCGATGGTGATCAGCGTGCAAAGCGACGCTTCAAGCAGCGCCTGTCGTCGCGTTCCGCCGCCATAAATGATCCGTAAAGCACCGACCACGAATGACAATGCTCCGGCGTAGATCGTCGGCGCATGCTGTCCCAGCCACGCGAGAACGAGCAGCCAGGTGTCTGGTTTATCGGCCATGTTTGTCATCCGGATTTCTCCCTCTCGGGGAGCGCAATAGATTGGTTCCAGCTGCACTTCCCAGCTCGGAGCGAAGGGCGTGGCGGAACCAAAAACGAAAAGCCCTGCTCGATGGCAGGGCTCAAAAATGGGCACAAAAAACCCGACTCAATGGCCGGGTTCTTGAAAGGCGTCTCGCTGCGTTCACAGCAACACACGCTGCTATAAAAGCAAATCTATTCCGCGCGGAAAAGGCCTTTTTTAAAACTAAAGCGAAACCTCACCCAACTTCGATGCAGCCCTTCGAGACAAGCATGAACCGGCCATTAACTGCCATTCGTGACCGACAGCATGCGGCCAAAGACTCCCGCTGATGCCCCAATAAATAGTTATTGCAGGGAGCAACGTTCACCAACAGAGATAAGTCCACGAATCGGTATAACCGCTGCCGTACATGATTATGGAAAGAGATCGCTTTTGGACACTGATTGCTTGCCGGTCGAAGAAGCGATAGCGAGCACTGTACAGGTGAGAGGGTTATGGCAATATGACCCCATGCGTCGTTGAGGAATGCCTCATGCTGGCGTACACAAAGGACGTGAAATGACATCGCTGGCAGCCCATCTCACCTGGCTTGAGCCCAATGGCACCTATACCTCCGCCTGTGGGCGCTCAATCCCAGTTTATCGATTCAACCACAACGTATTAGACATTTCCATAATGTCCAGTTGGGCGAGACATTTTAGAAATCACTACTGTAGCGACCAAGAATTACGCTACTTAAAAAACCCCACAAAGACTAATTCTGAATATCTGCTCACGGAAAAATTCCCAAGCCAATCGATTGCGCCAGGCCCGAGTATTCGGGCCGGGGATTTCGCAGAGATTCTAATAGCTGACTACCTTCAATATATTAGAAACTACGCAGTCCCTCGAACGCGCTATGATCGGAAGATCATTGCGAATGAATCCAGCAAGGGATCAGACGTAATCGCGTTCAAAAAAAATCCGAACGTAATCAGCGACAAAGATGAATTGTTAATATTTGAAGTAAAAGCAAAAGCATCTGAAAATACAAAAATTAACGTCCTTCAGAATGCAATTGATGACTCCATTAAAGATGAAATCCGGATTGCAGAATCTTTGAACGCTATGCGTCAGAGGTTATATGATCGACAAGATTTTGATGGAGTCGACTTGATAGAACGCTTCCAGCGCGAACCTGATTATCCTTGCAAGCGCAAGTATGGCGCGGCTGCGGTTTACACATCGTCATCGCTACACGAGAGCGTAGTATGTACCTCACATGCTGGCAATCACCCTAGTGCCGACAGCCTAGAATTACTCATAGTGAGCGGGGTTGAACTGATGACACTGATTCATGAGCTTTATCGGAGAGCGGCAGATGAAGCTTGAAAACAAGGGTCGTGAAATCCTTGATATTACACGTGCTAAAGCAAAACAGTATGAGTTTGGAATCGAAGAGAAATATCACGTTGAGCTTCCTCAGGATCCTAAGCGATTGTTAGTGTTCACGATTGGAGTGCTCGGGGAGTTGGCTGCACTTGAATCCCGCCCCTCAGATGAGCGCGAAGAACACAAGCAAGTACTGAAGCAACAATTAGTGCTGGCTGGACAATTTTTTGAATCCTTAAGTCTGTCTCGCCTAACGATCGAAATAGATGAATATCTAAAAATCTTGAGCTCGGCTTCCTATTATCTTGCCGACATGCCAGGCAGTTCGCTGGTTCTAGCTAGAGCGATTTCAAAAACTCCCGCAGAGCTGACAGACAGCAGGATAGAAAGCCTGTTAGTGTGGCTACTAAAATCCGAACTGAATGAAAATTTCGTTCTCGCTTCATCAGGTGGCTATAACGAACAGATTCGCAAAACAGCAATGGCTTATCGCGCTTTTATGAATATGGAGGCGGATCTATCAGACGTGGAAGACGAAATACATGAGCTCAGAAGTACAGTCTATGCGAGCGGCTCAGATCGTGAGGTGCTGCTTACCGACACTATTAATGCTCTAATTAAAAGAAAAATCAATAATTCGTCACTGGTCTGTCTACCTAAATACACCGGCCTGGAACAGAATCGTTGGCACCAAGCGCTTGCAAACGACAAGTTTATGAAGGAGTTCTGGCCTGCACAGCGCTTGGTGGGAAGCCTGGGTGTGCTGAAGGGTGAGTCAGCAGTTATGCAAATGCCAACTAGTGCGGGTAAGACCAAGTCTATCGAGCTTATAATTCGGAGCGGATTTCTCTCAGGTCGTGCAAAACTAGCCGTGATTGTCGCCCCCTTCCGAGCATTGTGCCGAGAAATTACTCAGGGCTTCATGGCATCGTTTGAGCATGACTCCGTCAATATCAACGAGCTCAGAGATGTTACCAGTGTGGATGAGGATGAGCAGGAATTTTTAAAATTTTTGCTTGGTGAAGATTTCAAAGGTAAACACGATCATACTGTAATTGTTTCAACTCCAGAAAAGTTAGTTTACCTGCTTAGGCATGAGCCTTCTCTGGCCAAACAAATTGACTTACTGATATTTGACGAAGGCCATCAATTTGATGGCGGAAAAAGGGGGGTAACCTACGAACTTTTGATTGCTTCGCTGAAGAAAACAATACCCGAGAAGGCACAAAAGGTGTTGATTTCAGCGGTTATGTCTAATGCAGAAACAATTGGCGACTGGCTGAATGGGGAGTCCAGCCTAAGCATCCAGGGTAGTAATTGGCTGCCATCTATCAAAAGCGTAGCTTTTCTCAGCTGGTTTCACGATATGGGCCAACTGAGTTACCTCCGGCCAGACAATATACGCGACAGCGGCTTATATGTTCCCAAGATCATCCAACAGTCAAGTCTTGAGCTGCGAGGGAGAGAAAGAAAGGCTCGGTTTTTTCCAATAAAAACCGAAGTTCAGTCAATCTCCTGCTATTTGGGACTTCGACTTTGCCAGCAGGGGCCAACAGCTATATTTTGCGGGGATAAGAGAACAGTCATTAGTCTGTGTTCAACCGTTGTAGATGTGTACAAACGAGGATTATCACTTCCTCCGCCAAGCTCAGTCTCAGATACCGCTGAGCTTCAGAAAATTGCGTTTCTGTCACATCTACACTTTTCCGATCACCACATTTTTTCTGAAGCTATCCCCCTAGGAGTCTTGCCTCACAGTTCAGCCATTCCAAATGGTCTCAGAATCGCGGTTGAATGGGCTATGGACAAGGGTGCTGGAAACCTCGTCATATGCACCTCGACTCTCGCCCAGGGTGTAAATCTTCCAATCAAATACCTTCTAATCTCAAACTTGATGCAGGGTGGTAGAAGGATTTCCACTAGGGAGTTCCAAAACCTAATTGGTCGCGCTGGACGGGCAGGCTATCACACTGAAGGTGGAATAATTTTCACCGACCCTAAAATTTACGACAACCGTTTTCACTGGAAAGGACGTGAAAAATGGGAAAGAACTCTCAAACTTTTAAACTTTAATAACGCCGAAGAGTGCATGAGTAGCTTAATGGAAATCGCTCAGCCATTCCCTCTGATAAAAGGTGAAAATGACGTTCTCAATTTCATCTCCAGCCCGTTTAGGGAAAGAATATTATGGCGTGAATGGTGCGAGAAAAACGGAATCCCTGAGAAAAGCCTTACTGAACTTATGCAAGACTTGGATAAAAAAGAGCAAGTCCTTCATTCAATTGAAAGCTATTTCATGTCAACTTTGAAGGATGACAGTTCTTTATTATCAACAGAGTACTTTCTAGACCTAGCTTACGAAACTCTTGCCTACCATCTAGCGAGCGACGTCACTAAAGATCATTTAGTGGCAATATTTGCTGCCATTCACTCAAGGTTAAGTGTGATACCCGTAGAAAAATTCTCCTATTATGGACGAACCCTGCTTGGCCTCGATCAACTTACTTACATCGAAGACTGGATAGACTCTCAAATATTCGAGCTTGAATTTTGTGACTCCCCTCAGGATCTCCTTGAAGTATGCTGGCCCTTAATCACGATATTTTCCACAAAAAAGATCACCTCTAATATCTATCCGCAGGAGCAAACGGTAAACATCGCCACTCAATGGTGCAATGAAGCAAGTTATGCAGAGATTCTGACCTATGCCAAACTAAAAAATTTTTCCGTCAAAGCAAAAAGCATTTATTATTCGATTACTCAAGAGCATATTGTAGATTTCTGCTCTGCTCTCTCTTACGATGGAATGTTAATAATTGGAGCTGTCGGCGACATTGTCGAAGGCAAGGCCTTGAATGAAACATTGCTTAACCATGCCAGATTACTTCAAAATCAGTTAAAACTCGGCCTATCTGACGAATTCAAAATTTGGATTCACGGACAAGGATTCGCTGATAGAGAGGTGTGCAAGTTCATCAGCCAGCAATTAGAAAGCGCTCGAGAAAACAAAAATATTATTGACTACAATTTATTAAAAAACAACAAGCAACTACTAAAGGAAGCACTTTCAAGATTACCTAGTGCGTTTTCATTGCCAAAATTTAGTTAACTGAGTTGCCCGTGTCTAGTAGGCACTTTTCTGCGTCGGCTCTTAAGCACGAAATCGAACGTCCTCTCCTGGCCGATTGCTGCCTTTCGCAATAGGCAGCAATCGACTGATAGATCAGGCCGCTTGCCGCAATGAACTGACAGCACAATCGATCCATGCGGCGCCTGCTCTCGCAAGCTCCCGCGCTTTCCCTTCGCTTATACCGTAGTGCTTGCCAACCCGTACCATTGGCCATTTAGCACCGTAGTAGAGCCAAATAATGTCTCCCATTTGTCGATCACGGTGTGAGAGGCGCGCAACTGCGTGATCAATAGCACCGGCCCATTCATCTGTAATGCAATAGCTCTTGCTCGCCGATACCTGCGGCATCGCCTGACGCATTAGCGCAAATGTCGGTGAGATGTAGTGGGAAACGCCCCCCCCATCCATCCGCCACCATCCCCACTGTTCCAACAGGTATTCGGTATCGCCCAATGGACGGCCGGCTGGTTTTCGAATCATCATGTACTCAATCCCCTGTGTAATTTGATCCGCCGGCACCGCGACGGTTGTTCTGTTGGTAGCAATCGGCCGGGCCAGATACCGACGCCCCCTGCTGGAGCACTGCAATTTCGTGTTGAGCTTGCTGCAATTTGAAGCTCAACTGGGTCACCAATTCGTCCGAAGACAACACCAGCCTGCTGCCCAAAACTACCCAACCTGAGCCGTTGCAACCGGTGCAAATCAACTCATAAGAGACACCCCGGACCACCGCTTTGCCTTTGCAGACCGGACAGGGTTCCAGCTCAATCCGTTCTCTCTTGAAGCAACTCCCCTGCCCTTTATTCATGATTTAAATCCTCGCCTTTAACAAATTGCGGAATCGACTCGCAGGCCGCGCCGTTCAAGGCGTCTACGATGTTTTGCGAATCTTCATATCTAGCGCCTGTCTGCTCGTGAATCGCACTAAAGCCGCGCTCATCTAACCAGTTGTGCCACTTCACCAGAGCCAGCCGGCGCTGCTCTTTGGCCTGGGTGTTGATGTACGTCGAAGCAATCTTGCCGAGCGAGTGGTTCAGCAGCATCTCGCCGATGTGCCCGTCGACGCCAAGGTCGGTCCAGGCGGTACGCGCTACCTTGCGCAGGTCGTGGCTGGTCCATGCCCCCTGCCCCAATCGGGTGAACACCGCGCTGGCCTGGTTATCGCTCAGCGGCAGACCACGGCGTGACGGGAATAGATAGGCTCCCTCGTAGCCGTTGGCATGCTGGCAGGTGCGGTATCGGCGCAACAGCGCGCAGGCTTGGTCGGTCAGCGGTACCCGAAGCTCGGTCTTGCTTTTGGTGTGTTCGGCCGGCAGGAACCACTCACGCTCAGCCAGCGCAATATCAGCCCAGCGAGATTGGCGGGTTTCGCCGATGCGGGTACCGTGGCAAAGCATCATCAAGGCCAGCATGGCGTCAGACGGCGCACGCTCGAAACGCTCGGTCAGCTCCTCCATCAGCTCAGGCAGCTGGATATCGCGCAGGCGGGCGGGCTTGGGCAAGATGCGCGCCGTCGTGAAGTGGATGAACTTGAGTTCGGCCATCGGGTTGATAGGGATCAAGTCCAGTTTACGGGCCTGACGAAAGGCCACGGCCAGCAGGCGATACAACTGCTGGACGTACGACAGCGACAACGTTTCCTGACCTGGCCACATCAACCGCTTGTCCAAAGTTTGGGCATTGACGTCGCGTATCAGCAGATCACCCAGCCGCGGCTTGAGCTGGCAACTGATGGCGGACTTGCCCGCCGCACGACGCTTGGCAGAGAGCGCGCGCGAACGGGCCATGCGATCGGCAAACCAGTCCAGCAACTCGCCGACGGTGACCCACCCCGAAACGCTGGCCGCGCCATCGGCTGCCACCCGCAAGCGCACGGCCGGTAACGCCGCGATCACCTGCTTGGTGGACAGGTCGGGAAAGGCGCCGATGCGGTGCCACTTCCGTTTGTTCAGCAGGTACCACGACCCGCGCGCGCGACTCTTCGCATAACGGAAGTGCAGTGCGGGGTGACTGGCATCACGCAGATCGCGCACATGCTCAAGCTTGGCGTTGCGCTGAATTTCGGCGTCCGACAATTTTACGGTCAAGGTCTTGATCAGGGCGCTCAATCGGTCGCCTCCATTTGGGCGAAACGGTCCACCACCTCGTACGTTGAAGGCCACATCCACGCGCCATACCGCTTGGCCATGGCCTTGTCCGCGAACAGCGCCAAGGCATGGTCTGGTGTATCACTCAAGTCCAACTTGAAAGAGCAACAGAACACGGCAAACCGATAGTTTTCCGGATCCGGAACAGCCAAGCGGCGATCAGGTATTTCCACGCTGATCCCCATCAGAAGTCCTCCTTTCCGCGTTGAGATTCCCACTCGAATGTCACGCCAATACAACCGTTTTCGCGAATGCGGTCGACACAGCGCGCGCCGATGGCATCGCTCAATTCGGCAGGAGTCAGGTTGCTGACGATGATCGTTGGCCGGCATTGCTCGTAACGACCGTTGATGATGCTGAACAGGGTGGCCAGCTCGAACTCGCTTTGCTTGGTCGCACCGACTTCATCGA